TCCAATCGCACCTTTGGCGGCAGTAATCATCCAATTTTCGCCTTCTTCACCTTCACCACCATCAGAAGCTTTAGAAGGAGCATTACCTTTAGCCAATAAAGCATTAGTTCTTTTAGCTTCAAGCATGCGTTCATATTCTAATTGAGCGACCCTTGGATCTTTTTCTGTATTCTCTACAATGCGTTCTAAAAGACATGAATGATCTTCTAAAGTTTCCGATTGATCTTCTAAAACTTCATTAGTTTTTTCAGAAGATGGTGTTGGAGCATCAGATTGTTTTTCATTATCTTCAGCACCATCCGAAGCCTTCTTGGCCATCATTTGAGTTAGAGCTTTACCACCCTTAAGAATCCCGGCCCCTGCACCAACCATAAGTCTACCACCGGATGTTGACATAGCAGCACTTGCGGCCGCACCCTTTAGGCCATCGGCGATAGTGCCCATCGTATCCTTTATACCAGATAGAATTTTATCCGATACTGTCTCATCATCAACATCAACACCACGTGCACCTCTTTGAAGCTTCTTCTCCGAAACCTTAGCTTCTTTGAGCTCGGCCCTTCGACTCAACTTTCCGGTTTTAGCATAATGAGATAGGAATCCTTTAAAGCTTTTGTCTCTTTCGCTTTCAGCTTTAATAGCCTCCTTACGAAAAGCTTTAAGTTCTTCTTGCTTAGCGGCGGTGTCTTCTTTGCTAAGTTTATCTCTGATTATAAAATTTTTAGTAGTTCCTTCAGCCATTGTTATTCCGTTCTTCTTCTTCTTTAATATGTTGTGTCAACATGTGGGTGTACGCACTTCTTTCCCATGGCAGCATTCCCTCAATATCCACCAAACTATAATTATGGTGTTGCATTAAGGCAAAGTTTGTTTCGAGATATGCCATTAAATCTTCCTCGAAACTTATGCGAAAAAATCTTGTAAACCCTCCAAATGTATATCTTGTTCAAATCCACATGCATCGCATTTAAAATGTACATCCGTTTCTAATTTTGGTATTGTACTAATGAATTCAACCATTTTATCTAAAATATCTTGTGGTAAACTTTCGATCCACTCCACCAATTCTTCATGTTTTAAATCCTTTCCTTTATATATAGTATCACCATCATATATATTCTTAATAACATTGGCTAAATAATCGATGAGTGATTCTGTATCATCCGGTTTTGTTGAATCAAGGGAAGGATAACCCATCTCAAATCCTACATTCTTCGTTATTTCAATGAGAGGATTATGTTCTTTAATTTCTCTTAATTTAATATCATTAATATTAAGTTCTACCTGTTGTATATGGCCGCACTCTTTGTCTTTCTTCTCGCCAACATTATTCTTACATTTATATGATAGTTGTGTAACCTCTCCAATCGACTTACCTCGAAGATGAATAAAAATATATTCAGCGTCGTATGGTGCAATCTCTTCTGGGTCTATTTTACCCATTGTACAATTGATGATGATCTGCTTAATCGCATTCATCATATCGCTCTCTTCGTCAGACTCTAAAGCCATAAGAAGTAATTTCTGTTCCTTCACCGTGAAGGGTCTATACTTAACTTTCTTCCCATTGGAAGGTATAGTTAATGTGTATGTCGGATAATCTATAATTGGTAACATGTTTCCTCGCTTGGTTATAATAATTTAAAAGTGGTCATTGGTTGTATATGCATAATAATTAAAGTTTACTACAAATGTAGAAAATGAGCCTGTCCCTGATTGATATTGTATTGGTTCAATCGATGCCGGAAAAACTTCAGTAAAAACAAATTTTGATGATATTTTAGTCTGTCTATCAAGAACGAATAATTCTACATTATCTACTATATAATTATCATAGTATTCAATAATACCAGTCTCTGGATTTATAGTAGATATCCAATATTCAATCAATTTATATATATCATATGTTGGGTTGGAATAAAATTCAATATTTAGGTCAGATGGATAAGCACTATCATATGCTAATTTTCTTAATGCACCATCATTTTGAATTTCATTTGTTAATAATGATTTGCCAGGCATAGTAACAGCTTTACAGTACAATGGCATATTACGTAATGTAGCATTCGCGTGCATTTTAATACCAGGCCTGCCCATCAAACCCATTATGTCGCCGGCAATATCTCTATTGGTATCCATCGCCAATCTTGTGGGCGCTTTACCCAGTAAACAGTTTGGTAGATTTGGAAATTGTAGAAAAAATAAATTAGCACGTGCTAAGTCTTCATTGAAAACCCTGGAAGCCTGAGCTCTAATAGATCCACCAAATTCATCGAAAACACCGGGTACTTCTTCAACACCAACCACTTCTTCTATTGTTAATTTATTTTCTATCATTTATGAACTCCAAACTTCTTTTTGTGACGCACCTTTAAACTTAGCGGTTGGTAAGTATATGCTCGCCTCCCATTCCTGTGGCCCAATCTCCACTAATTTTGTTTTAACGTGATTGAATAAGTATCTATGCACGGTCTTTTCAACCAATGGTACCTTCGCAACCTTATTCCAGTTAATGTCGAACAAATCTTTCTCTGTCAATAGTGCTGGATCCTTTTTACCTGTAAACTTTAACATCGCCGTAAAGAACTTATCTCTATTGGCGGGTGATAGATAATGTACATTAAGCCCAAGAAAGCCATCTTTATAAGGCTTAACTAGAATGATTAATGGAAACTTATCGTAATATGGTAATGTTTTCTTCCCCTTGGGGTCATAACCGTATGTGTACATGCCACCAACTCTAGGCTTTGTAACTTCTTTAAATTTAGAAGTAGTCTTCTCTATCTGGTCATTAAACCATTTCATTGAAGAGCCGGCATCTTTCTTGTTTATTTTAGTCTTTAAAACATTCTTTTTAATGGCTTGAGTTGTTAGCTTAATACTAGCACTCTTGGTCGCCATTTTAGTGGTTTTACCCCTAGATCCAACCCTTGCCCATTGCGCGCCCAACCACCGGTAATTATTACCCTTTAATAATACTTCAGTGCCAATTTTTAATTTTGTAGCCATATATTATATTTATATCATCTCATCAATTGTTTTTCCGTTAAAATGATGAAAGTCCAACCCTTTTTGACACTATATTGCCTTGCACTCTTCCACTTGGCTTGATTTACTAGATATGCAGATACTTGATTAATATATGACTTTGTCTTCCTACCAGACTTCGGTAGTTTTGGTGGCCGTGTCTGTGCGAGAGGTTTTATTTCAGCAAGAAACATGGCTCCATCTTTCTTCTTTAACCATAGGTCTACAAAGTATCTGTGCATTCTTCCGTCTAACGGCGACCTGTACGGTACTATAACCTCTTCTGAGTTCCATTCGACAATATCGGGTGATTTATCGAGCCACTCGAACGCCGTTCTCTCCCAAGATGAACGATAAATGATATTACTATAATCACCTTTATACTTATTCTCATTAAGTGGTGCCCATCTTCCTTGAATAAACTTCGCCATAATGTGATAAATATAATATAGTACAATTAATATTTATAGGGACTTTATGGCCATCATTAAATCATCTTCAATCCACACCAGAGCAATAGATGAAGTTACCGAAACACCGACAACAACTTCATTGCAGTACCCATCAGGTTCATTTAATCATAAAATTGTTTTTAGAATTATTACTAAAAAGGGAATGGAGGGTGCTAAAACCGCTACAAAGGGTAGTGATAAAGCAAAAGTTGAAAAATTATTAAATCATACATCGAATGTAATTGTATTGGCACACCCTAATGAATTAACTTCATCATATAGTCAGAATTGGGATAGTGGCGATGGTTATTATAATACTGCCGGTGATAAAGCAATGGATGCCAATATCGATTTGTTTGATATGGCGGACACCTTAGGTGGTAGTCTATTAAAACAGGCGATTGCAGGTGCTAGTAGAGGTATTGGTTCTCTAATATTGGCCGATGATATTAGTTTAAGTCAAGGCGTTGCCATCAATCCGTTTCTTGGTGTATCATATAAATCACCAAGCCTTAGAACTATTGAGTACTCATTCCCTATGCAACCTAAGAATAGGAAAGAAGTTGAAGATTGTTTGGCTATCATTCACGCGTTTAAGTGGCACTCATCACCAGAATATGCTGGCAATGCGGCCAATAAAGCAGCTAAAGCAGCTAAAGA